TCAACTATATCACAATTCATTAATTTAATTGAAGGACAATATTTAATATTGTTTAGTAAAGATAATATCATTAAATTATTACCAATTTAAATATTTAATATTTAATAAAAATAACATAAAATAACATAAAATAACAGAAGATAAGATAACTTAACTATAAATATTCGTCTACAAAATCACAACACTTAAATACAATTTTCTGAGTCAATCCATCGTGTTTTTTTGCATTCATATTAGAAATGCCTTCTATTTTATCATTTAATTTTAATTCACATAAACAACCATCGTCATATGTTGCGAAAATCAAAATATTTCCAACAACTTCGTCTAATTCATGTTCCTTTTCTTTATCATTTACATATTCATCAAACATCGCCAATAAATCAACTACGATATTTTTAACGATGTCTGTTTCAATTAACCCTTCGCGCATAATAAATGTTAAAAACTTACTAAATGCCCGTCTATTTTCATTTATTTTATTTATTTTACAAAACTCATTGTAATCATCGTCGGGGTCTATATACTTAATATCTTTAAACAGTTCCGTATAAGTATTTAAATCAACATTGTATACTGATTTTAAGTTAAAAACATCATTTAACTCTTTGTATAGTTTGGCATATATTTCCGACCAGAAAAAATTAGTTTTTCCAATATCAAATATACAAACCACAACTTCTTTTAACATTTCCAAATTAGTATTGACATCGTTATTAATTAAATCAATGATTTCCGTTTTAATAATATCATAGTTGTCTTTTGTTAGTTTATTTAAATTGCTTCTGATTTTATCGACAATTATATTAACATCGCCGGTTTCTTTTTCTAGTTTGGTAATTTTAAAGTTTCTAAGTTCGTTCCAGTCGGCATTATCTTTATTTTTGTATCGCGTGTGTTTTTTCTTAAAAATAGGTGTTTTTTGATAATTAGGCGCTCCTACTCGTTTTGCCAGATTATTAATCAACGATATCGTGTTTTCATTAATTTCAACAATATCCCCATTTATTTCCATATCATTATAAAATTCTAAGTCATAACGATTTGATTCTGAATTTAAGCTTGGGTTTGAGTGAGTAGATTGTAACATTATTAATATTATTATGACTTTTATATTTAATATATTTAATTTATTAATGTATTTATTAACAAACAGTATGGTTTTGTAATTGTGTTTATTGTGTTTATTGTGTTTTGTTATGAGAGTGTATTACACATTAGATGTGTTTACTAAAACAGACTTAAAAACAAAAACAATAATATTATTATTATGGATACAAAGTGCGAATTAGAAAATAATAATAAATCATATGAAATAAATGGATGGGAGGATGAAACTCTGGATTTAAAGCCAAAGTTGGTGAGGGGAATATATTCAATGGGGTTTGAAATTCCCAGTAGTATACAAAAATCGGCAATATATCCCATGGTGCGTAATGTAAATAATAATCGTCATCGTGATATTATCGCCCAGGCGCAATCTGGAACGGGTAAAACCGGCGCGTTTACAATTGGGACTCTGCAACTGATTGATGAGAAAAGCGACTTTACGCAAGCATTAATTATTGCTCCTACGCACGAGCTGGCTACACAAACTGAAAATGTGATTAAACATCTTGGTTTGTATTTAAAGGTGCGGACAATGTTGTTAGTGGGCGGCACATCAGTTGATAAAAATAAAAGGGACTTGTCTGAAATTAAGCCCCATGTGGTTGTAGGAACGCCGGGACGAATTCATGATATGATTCGCCGTCGTTATTTGCTTGTTGATAAAATGAAGTTATTGGTAATTGATGAAGCAGATGAGATGCTTTCTGCTGGGTTTAAAGAACAAATGTATAAGATATTTCAACATTTAGACAACGAAATTCAGGTTGCTTTATTTAGCGCGACTTATTCTGCTGAATTGGAAGAACTATCTAGGCAATTTATGCAAAATCCAACACAAATACGAGTTAAAGCACAAGAACTTACATTGCAAGGGATCGCTCAATATTACATTAATTTAATTGATGATGTGCAAAAGTATGAAACGGTAAAAGATATATTTGAAAGTTTAAGCATTTCACAGGCAATTATTTATTGTAATAGCACTCATCGCGTGGATGATTTATGTGAGGCGATGAAAACCGATAATTTTCCCGTGGAAAAAATACATGGTAAAATGAGTGAACAAGAACGAAAAGAAAATTATGTGAATTTTAAAAACGGTGCTTGTCGTGTTCTTATTACTTCTGATTTATTTGCTAGAGGAATTGATGTTCAGCAAGTAAGTATTGTTATTAATTTTGACATACCTAAAAACGAACATACTTATTTACATAGAATTGGTCGTTCTGGAAGATGGGGAAGAAAAGGAATTGCTATTAACTTTCAAACAAAGCAAGATTGCACTAAACTAAAACTGTTTTCTGATTATTACCATACTGAAATTATAGAAATGCCTTCTAATTTCACAGAACATTTAAAAAGTATATAAGATATATATTTGCGTATTAATACAATCATATTTATAATTTATAATTATAAGTATGAGCGACAACGACGCAATAAATAGTAAGCAGGAGTATGAAATGAAATTAAATGAGGTTTTTAAGCAACCTGTAGACTTTTGTAAAAAAACACATTTAATAGATAGTAGTGTTAAACGTGATTTGGAACTAATAACCACCGAAAATCCGGACAGTGATTCGGTATATAATAATTTAGTTTATCTTGAAACAAAAGTAGGAAGAGAAGTTTTAAATGACTTCGCGGGTAAATACTCTACAAATACTAAATTTTTAAAAGATACACAGAAGTTATTAAAGAATTCGGGCGATATTTTAGTTGATAAACATTTAATTAACGATATGACCGAACTATGGACTACTATTAAATCAAATAAAACATTTGTAGAAACTTATCAATATCTTGAATTTGAACGGTTTAGTTATTTAAATTACTCTACTGTATTTTTAACTTGGTTGACTATTTTAAACCTTTTCTCTCCCCTTTTACAGGTTATAACCCCCATATTAATCTTGTTTGTACCTTTTTTATTGATGAAAACCATTAGTAATAATCCCGACGTTAATTTTTCAAACTATTTTGATGGGTTGAAGTATGTATTAAGCAATAATAGCGTTGGTAAAATGGTTTTAAATTTTAACGGTGCTAATATACAGCAAAAACTGCAAAGTATAATGGTTGTGTCAATGTATTTTTATAATTTATATCAAAATGCAATATCATGCTACAAATTCTACAAGTCTCAGTTTGATATACAAAAACATTTGTTTTTAACCAAAGAATATTTAAACTACACAATTCAATCATATGATTATTTTATCGATAAAATCAATGGTTGTAAACTAAAACAATATGGATTTAATACAGATGAACGGTTTTTGCAAACATTACATAAATATAAGTATAAAACCACAGAATTATTTAATAAATTTAACTTTGTAAGTGAAACTATGAGTTACAAGTATTATTCTAAGCCAGGGACGATTATGAAAACATTTTATGAATTATATGATTCCAATGATGTAAATGATACGATCACTTATTCTTTAGGATTTCATGGTTATTTCGACATATTAAACTCGATCGTCCATAAAATTAAAGCAAAAACAATTAATAAAATAGAATATACTGAAAAAAATAAATGCAGTTTTACTGATATTTATCACCCGTGTATTAATAAAAACCCTATTAAAAATAGTATTGATTTTAGTAAAAATAAAATAATAACCGGACCAAATGCCGCTGGAAAAACGACTATCTTGAAGTCCGTTATTATTAACATATTGTTAAGTCAGCGGTTTGGATATGGATATTATAGTGATGGCATTCTTAACCCATATAAATATTTTCACTGTTACATCAATATACCAGATAATTGTAGTAGAGATAGTTTATTTCAATCCGAGGTTAGACGATGTAAAAACATCTTGACTTGTATTGAAAAAAATAAAAAAGATAGACATTTTTGCGTATTTGATGAATTGTATTCGGGAACAAATCCATATGAAGCAATATCTAGCGCAACTGCTTACTTAAAATATATTAGCAAATATGATAATGTATCATTTATATTAACAACGCATTTCATGAAAATTTGTAAATTACTAAAAAAGCAAGAAAAAATAGAAAATTGCCATATGAAAACAAATCAAAAACAAGATACCCTTACTTATTTTTACAAATTAATTTTAGGAACTTCTCATATTAAAGGTGGCATATTGGTTTTAAAACAACTTAATTATCCGGAAGTTATTATTAATACAGCAAAAACAATATTGGATTCTATATAATCAATAAGGTTACACGAATAATCAATAATTTATTAAATTACATGTTCCGGTTTTAATATATCAAAAATAAAATAACATTCGTTAAAAATGATGTTTAAATATATTTAATGATATTAAATATATGTTTAGCAAAGGAAATGTGTTAACATTAGGAGTATCGTTATGTTCAATAGTATTAGTTTATTTATATGTAAAAAACAGAATTAATAATGTTGAAAGTAAAGTTGACCGTTTAATTGAAGTTATACAATTATATGATCAGCGTTCTCAATTAGTTCAAGCACAATTGGGTGGAAATACCGGTCAAAAAATTGTAGTATCGGATGCAGAAGAAGATGATGAAGGTAGTGAAAGCGAAGAAGAAGGTAGTAGTGAAGAAGATGATGATGTGGATGATGAAGAAACAACTCAAACATTAACACTTGAAACCGGAGATGGTGTAGGTGATGAAACTGGTGTTTTTATGCAGGCTCATTTGGTGTTGCAACATCATGATTTAAGTGTTAGTGATATTAAAGGAGAGGTAGTAAATTTACATGATGTGTCTCCAGAAATTAAAGAAGTCGATGGGCTAGATGATATGGATGATTTAGAAGAAGAAAGTGAAGAAGAAAGTGAAGAAGACGATGAAGATGAAAATAATTTAGACGTCGAAGAAGCCATTGATTTTTCTAAAATGGGTAAACTAGAATTAAAAAAACTATGTGAAGATAAAGGATTTGATATAAAAGGAAAGAAAAAGCACGAACTAATAGCACTATTAAAGTAAATAATATCAATAATTTATTTTTATCAAAATATTATTATACTTAATAAAATATAATAATATATATATTAATATGAGTTGGAGCACATGTTATAAAGGTTCAAATAATATTTATTCTGATTTTCCTGCTATGATGAGCGATGGACGAGTGTATACTGAGCACGAAACTGCTTGTGATATAAATAATTCTATTGTAAAAAATGTCGGAATCGATAATAACTATGATTACAGACAATATTTAATTAATAATGGTTTAGATGTAATGTCGCAAAATATGGATTCCGCGCAAATGTGTTCAAATGTTAAATCATTTACAAACAATGTTAATCACGATAAATACTTATTTAAAAGTATGTCAGATAAACATCAACCCATGGGATATGAAACTTCTGATTTAAAAAACTTATATTTAACACGTAATCAGTTAGAAAGTAAGCAAACCGCTGAATTTGTTACACAAGAAGAATTATTAAAGATGCGAGCAAGTAAGCAAACAAGTAATAAATATTAAAATAACATTTAACATTATTATGATTTTAAAGTAATATAAAATTATAATAAAATGAAAATAATTAGTATTGATGTTGGTATGAAAAATTTAGCATATTGTTATATCGAAAAAAAGGACACAGTAAATGAAATAGGTAGTCATACATCTACATCTACATATACATCTACATATACATCTACAAATAATCCGGGTGATTATTCAATATTGGACTGGAATGTAGTGGATTTAACAGATTCGGATAAGTATATCTGTAAATGTTTAAAGAAAAATGGTAAAGTATGTGGGAAAAAGGCTACTTATTTTAAAAACACTACATATTATTGTAAAACGCATGCAAAACAAAGCGAATATAATATACCAAGTGATGAACTCAATATTAAAAAAATAGATAAAAAGTTAGTATCTGAATTAAAACATTTAGTGAAAAAATATAACATACCATTAGTCGATTCAAGCGATGAAAATCAACCTGTAAAAAAAATAACAAAAACATTGTTATTGGATTGTATTAAAAAAGAATTATTAAATAACTTTTTGATACCTATTGTTATGAAAAAAACAACATCAATAAGTTTAGTAGAATATGGAATTTCTTTAAAGGAAAAGTTTTCAAACATATTTAATTATCAAGAAATAGATTGTGTTATTATTGAAAATCAAATAGGACCTTTAGCATTAAGAATGAAAATGCTTCAAGGAATGATTACACAACACTTTATTGAAAACAACATTCAAAATATTGAAATGATCAACTCTTCTAATAAATTAAACCAAATATTGGGTGCCGGAAAAAAAATGTGCTATAAAGAGCGTAAACAAGCAAGTATTAAATACACATTATCCGATTTAAATGAAAATGCGATGATTAACAACTGGTGCGAACATTTTAATAAACATAGTAAAAAAGATGATTTAGCAGATTGTTATCTACAATGCAAATGGTATATGTGTCAGTTAAATAAAAGTAAGGTTAAGTAAATTTAAGATGCGGTTAAGTAAATCTAAAAATAGTTAAAAATAATTTAATTTAATTATTTTTAATTAAATTATAGTGCGGACTACTTAAAATTAAAAGTTCTATTTACAACATAAATGAGTATTGAATTAAAACTATCTGAAGAATCAAGTGATAGACCTTTAATAGAACCGGTATCTATTGGTGCTGGTGGTGGTCAAAAATCGGTAAATTTTGGACCGGGTGTGGAAATGTTAATGAATCCTAGTAAGCAAAATAAATCAGGAGAACCAAAAGCAAATATTACCCTTTCTGAAATAGATGATTTAAATGATATTGATATTAGCGATAAACCATCTGGATCATATTCCATTACAAGGGATGATTTTATGTTAAATAGTGCTAGTAATTTGTCGGATGAACCTTCTTTAAAATTAAATATTGATGACTCATTTGATATCGGTGGTAAATCAAATGAAGGAGCACCTTCTTTGATTGGTAATTTAGGTAAAACCGAGTCGTCGGATGGTTTTAAAAGTTTCACAGAGATTCCGGTAAATCCAGATGTAAAAGTTCCTAGTCAACCAAAACTAACCGGAAAAGAACTATTAAAAGAAAAGTTTAATTATTTAAGAAAGTTGGAATCATTAGAGAAAAAAGGCATCACTTTAAGTAAAAAGTATTCTATGGAAAATAATTTAGATGAAATGAAAGGTGAGTATGAAATGATTAAATCAGAAAGAGAAAAAGACAATAGTAAAAAGTTTCAAGCCAAGATGTTGATGGCGTGTGTATCTGGTATTGAGTTTTTAAATAATAAATTTGATCCGTTTGATTTAAAATTGGATGGTTGGTCGGAAGCCGTTAATGAAAATATGGATGAATATGATGAGGTATTTGGAGAGCTGCATGAAAAATATGGTGGTAAAACCAAGGTTGCTCCTGAATTGAAACTATTATTTATGTTGGGAGGAAGCGGTTTGATGTTGCACATGACAAACACTATGTTTAAATCATCGATGCCTGGAATGGACGATATTATGAGACAAAATCCGGAATTGATGCAGCAATTTACGCAAGCAGCAGTTAATACGATGGGTGAATCCAATCCGGGATTTGGCAATTTTATGTCTGATTTCGCACGAGGCGGTAATAACAATAGTATGCCACCTCCTCCTGTTGTTCCCCCTCGTGGTTCTCCACCCGGTCCTAGTCAAGAAATGAAAAATAACCCTCCTCGACAAAGCAAAACCATTTCGATGTCGTCAAGACCAGATATTGATGCTGCGAGAGGTAATTTAGATTTTAATGATGCTGAAAATATGGATTCTAACTATGGAAATGCTCGTGCAGAAATGAAGGGTCCGGGTGATTTAAAAGATATATTGGCTGGATTAAAAACAAAAACCATTAATATTAATGATGGGAAAAAGGAGGGTAGCACAATTAGTCTTCAAGAGTTAGAAGAAATACAATCAACTGATTTATCTTCAAGAAACCGTAAAATGGTGAAAAGCAAGCGTAAGAAATCCGAGAGAAATGTAGTTGATTTGGGCATTTAAACATAATTATTTAAATAATATCTATAAATATTTATATATCATGGTATTAGGATTGCTTGTTTATGAAGCGATGGATGTTGTATATCATGTATCAAAAATAACATACAACAGCGCATCGTTTGTTTATAATTGGTATTATGATATCAACATTAATCATTTAGATAATAAAGTAAAACATGATGAAGAACATATAAAAAAATTAGAAGAGCGTGTGGCTCAATTAGAACAAATTATTTCAAATAACAAACTGACTATTGAAGATATAGATACAAACACACATACAAACACAAATAATAAAAACCAACTGTTATTATGCGATTCTATATAAAAATATAATTATATTATGTATTTCAATATAATTATAGTGGGAGTTTTAAACATTTTCTTGTTTTTCTTGGCCTTACTTTAATGTATTTATTGAGTGGTTTCGTTTTCTTTCTTGTTTTTCGTGCTTTTTTTGTATATGTGCGTTTCATACCACCCTTATATGAGGTTAACGCTTCTAATTGTATTATTTCTCTTTGTGTTTCTTTAATTTTTGTGTCGATTGCTTGTAAACCTTCTTGTGATGTTTGCAATTTTTCTATATCAGATGATTTTTGCGCTTCCTTTATTTCTTGCTCTAACTCTTTTTTACCTTTTTCTTGTTTTGTTAATTCATTTTTAAGACCACTTATTTTTTCTGAATTTTTTTTAAATGATTGTTTAATTAAATTGGGTTCTGAAGACTCTATATCTGAAAACCAAATGCCTTGCTTAATATTACCCATTATATTTTTAAGTTTATCCCATCTATTAGGACAATTAAAAACCCCCACTTCACTATTCTTTATTTTATCTAAAAAGATATTACCTAGTTTTTCAGTTAGTGTTTTGTTATCCCATTCTTCTTGTGTTATTACTTTTGATTGTAATAGCGTCAAATCTACATATATATTTATTTCGTATCCAATAACTCCGCGTTCTTTCCTTTCTGCGTAATCAAAAAACAAACCATTTGGTCGCTTTTTAATAGAAGGAGTATGATATATAATGTATGCGTTTTTGTTATTTGGCTTTATAAGTTTATTTAAATCTGTTTTAGATTCGGGTTGATGTTTTCCAAGAACATAATCTGGAATAAAACGCGCGTTTTTTTTAAGGGTATCAAGTGTGTTTTTTACAATAAAATCATTTAATTTGTTTAATTTAGATGGTGTTTCATCGGTTGCTGTCTCTTTCTTATTATCCACTGCGCCCCCCCTTTTTTTATCGGCATCTTTTGCTGTATCAAAAACATCTTTTTCATAATAAAATACTTCCACAAATCTAAATTTCAATAGCTTACTTGCGGATACATTAGCAATACTTTTTTCCATGTTTTGATATTTTCTTTTATACTGTTTTAATTCAGCCGTTGGAATATAACTTTCAAATGGTTCAAATGTAATTGTATATACTTTTCGTGTTTCATAATATTTTCTTGCATCTCTAGTATCTTCACCAATACTTACTACTTTTGCTAATAATCCGTAATTTTTATGTGAGGAGTCATTGTATTTTACAATGTCCCCTTCTTTTAAATCCGTATATTTGTCAATTTGAGAATATTTTTCTGACTCAGATAATAATTTTATATTTGAAACCTTTAAAGGAAAGTATTTTGAACCGGAATAGTTGGTTTTATAATTCCATCGTAGTTTGTATTTTAATTTACCTAATTCCATTTTTGCCTTTGATTGTTCTATTTGTTCTTTTATCTCGTTTATTTTTGCCCTTGCAGTCGACGAATGAATATTGTTTATTTTGTATTTTTTATCTTCATATGATAAGATAATATCATCATTTTTATCTCTCTTTATTTCATTAATTTGCACATTGATTGTAATTTTGTTTTTTTTATCATAAATTTGAATCATCATAAAATCAATGTCTGCTGTTTCATCTAATTTTCTAACCTGAAAGGGGGTTTTACCACCTGCAGCATTAAAAAAGTTTCCATCATTATAATAATGTTTTGCTGTAGTATAATCATCTAGTTGTATTCTAATAAACTCCAAATTTTCACCATCTTTAGAAGTTTGCGTGCCTTTTTTCAAAATGGTTCCTTGATATAATATCGGTGTGTAATTAGCCGTACGGTTATTTCTGTTGTAATAATCATTACCCTTTACACTTGCGCTAGATGTAAATTTGTTTTTATAAGAATTGTCTTTCCCCGAATACGAATTATCGGAGCCGGTTGTATATATATACATTTCGTTGCCGTAATTAATATTATCTTCAAAAACTAACACTCTGTCGCCTTCTTTTAATTTTTTAAAACGTTCGGCATCTATTTGCAATGATTTTTTTCTATCTGTCATTAGTTTTTTTTCAAATTCATCGTGTATTAATTCGCTTAATATTTTTTCGTTGTATTTGGCAGATTGTATCGATGACCTCTCAATACCTGTTATAGTTCCATAGATAACATCCTTATTATCTTTAACATTGACTAATTCAATATCAGTGCTTTGTTTTAAAAAATCATTGCTCTTACTTGTACCTGTAGTTGTCATAGTTATATTTTAGTTATATTTTAGTTAGATTATTTAACTTAAATATAATTAATATTGTTATTAATTTAAACTATATCCATTTTAAATTGGTTCATGGTTTTCAACATTGATGTATTGTTTTGCTGCTGTTTTGCTTTACTTAATATTTCTTCTGCTTTTTTAATTTCATCGGGTGTAACAACACCATCGCCATTTAAATCAAGAACATCTTTATATTTTCTATATTCCATTGGTATAACGCAAAACTTACTATTTTCATTAAATAAAAAATTAGTTAATACAATGAAAATCGCAGTAAGTCCTAAAGACATTAAAATATCTCGTGTTCCCATCCAAGAAATGGAAAATATTAATATCTGTCTAGCAACATGGTTTTTTAAATATTCTTCTTGCGTCTTACTTAATTCTATTGTAATATATTTTGAACCAATATTAAGCATAATCATTACTAAACCAGCGAAAAACTTGCTATTGTTTAGTGATGCTAAATGTTTATTTATATTTTCAAACATCTTATTTAATATAGTTTGATAAAATGTTTTACATTAACTTACAATTAATAATTAATAGTTGCTATTTTGTTATGTAATTTTTGTTATGTAATTTTTGTTATGTAATTTTTGTTATGTAATTTTTGTTATGTAATTTTTGTTATGTAATTTTTGTTATTTATTTAGGAATAGTATAATTAAGCATATTCCATAGTGGATTTTAAAGTAGATCGCTCTGCCGATGCTTTAATTTCTCTATCTAAATCAGTAGTGTTTGTATTGGTAACAGGGATTTTCAATTTTTTAAGTAATTCAGTAAACCCAGAAAACCCTTCTTTATTATATTTTGTGCATTTCTTTTTCGTCGATGATAATACTTCAAACCCTTCTTTACCGGTTTCATCGTCTTCTTCATCTTTTTTACTTTCATCATCTTCTTCTTCATCTTCCGTTTCATCATCGGTTTCCATTTCTTTATCGGCGTCTTCTTTTTCTTTTTCCATAGTTTCCATTTCTTCAATTTCCTTTTCCTTTGTTTTTTCTTTTTTGGATTTCTTTTCTTTACCTTCAAAACCTTCTACAGCAGATTGATGTAATAAGGTAATCATAATAACTGCTAAAATAATTGCTGCTACAGAATCAAGCATGTAGTTAGAAATAGCAATAATAGATACCCACGCGAGTTTTCCCATTTGACTGGATACGCTTTCTATTAAGAATTGAGGTGTTTTATATAGCAAAGCAGCCAATAAAGATAGTAAAACTAAATTTGTATATTTTTTCATTATATATAAATAAAAACAAATAAAAAATTATCTCTTTTTTTTATAAGTATGGCAAGTCAATTAGGATTTTCAGAATTTATGTCTAATAATGATAATAATGAAGAAGTAAATAAAAAAAGGCGAAATAAAACAATTAAAAGAAAGGCAACGCCAAGTAAAAAGGTGATGGAATTCCTAAATTCTATGGATCATTCTAAAACAGAGGAAGAAGACGACGATAGTTTAGCAGATTTTGCTCCTCCACCTAATCCAGAATTAACATCTCTCCCAAATGATAAAAAAGAAGACGATGTAGATGCCTCTGTATCCCCAGAGGCTTTTAATAATATTAATGTTTCTGAAGAAAAGATAAAACAATATTACAATAATTACTTACCTTATTATGACACAGCAAGTAATAATGCAAATGTTCACGGTAGTAAAGATGATTTAATGAAAAAACTAAATTATATGATTCATTTGTTAGAGGAAAACAAAGATGAAAAAACAAATACGGTAACAGAAGAACTGATTTTATATATGTTTTTAGGAGTATTTGTTATTTTTGTAGTAGACAGTTTTGCAAAAGCCGGAAAATACACTAGATAAATAGTAAATGGTAGCATCTAGCATCATCAAATAACCAAATAATCAATTAACCCGCTAATTAAATAATTAAATAATTACAATATTTTTACTTGAAACCGGTTTCATAGCATAATTGTATAAATAATAATAGTATTTAGAATAAGTGTATGGCTGTATATCAATATTTTTAATTAGTGTAGAAGTGTCTGCTATTGATTCTAAAAGTAAAACCTTATATTTATCGATTGTTTTTAAATGATCAATCGCTAAATAAAACCCCAGTTTAAATTTATCATTTTCTATGTTGTGGTTGTTGCTGTTGCTGTTATCTTTAAGCGTCGCGTTTACTTTAATACACGCAAAACATTCTATAGATAATTCTCCGTCATATGTAGTGTGATTGTTTCTAAAAAAATAATAAGCCTTGGCTGTTTGTTCTTCCATTAAAGCAAACACAAATATATGCTGTTTTTTTATTAAATAAGACATATGCTTATACTCGTCCATTATTAAACAAGTAAATCTATTTTTTGATTTCTTTAAATTTGTTGTTAAATAGTTATATAAATCATAAAATATTGATAAGGTGCTTTCGCCAATTAATACAGTATTTAGTTTACGCTGTGTAAGGTGTATTTTAGGAAATAGATTTAAATCGTAAAAATAGCAATTGTAAATTGTAAGAGGAACAAATGGTCTTGATGTTCCCTCATGTTTAAAGAAAAACACATCTAATTTTTTCAAGTATCTCTCCCTAACATAATGATTTTCTATTAATTTACCAGCAATATTTTTACCTCTATGCTTTTTATTTACACACAAATTATCAATATATCCAATGTTTATTTGGGTGTCTTTAACATACATTGTTTTACTAGCACATGTCATAAGTCCTATCAAATCTCCATATACTTTTTCATAATAAAGCGATACATTTGACGGTATGTTTTTGCAAACAAGATGGTCCATTATAAAATCGCTAGATGGAATGTATTTTTCATGTGGTTCTGTCATGAAATGATTATTTAATAATAATGTTAAATTTGTAATTTCCTTTTCAGATAGTGATTCCGAATTTTTAAAATCAATAGAATTATTTACTTTATTTACACAATTGGGGAGAGATGTTTCAATAATCCCTTGTGGAAAAAATATGTTTTTAACATCGTGATAATAAAAAATAGGTTGGTTGGACCAAAATGGGTTACAAAGTTTAAAGTAAATTATAAATAACACATACAAAAGTATAAAGAACGTTATAATATGTTTTATAGTTAAAAACAAATCCATTTGTTATATGAGTAATTTACTTTTATTTTTATTTTTATTTAATTTTGGGAGAGAGGACGAATCTAATGGAATGTAAATAAATTGAAGTGTTTTAATTATTTTATTAATAATTAAAACACAATAGATTACCACTATAACTACTATCCAAATATTATTTAAATATGCTGTTAACACCTGAACACAGAAGAACTAAACGGATAAGAAC